CGCCAGGCTATCTGCGTGCGTTTCGCTACAACTTAGCCTGTGAATTAGCACCTGAGTTTGGTGTTGAGCCATCGCCTCAAGTGCAGCGTATTGCGATGACAAGCAAGCGCAACATCAAGCGTATCAACTTCCCCGGCGATCTTATGGCTATCCCATACCCGATTGTTGCAACGCGTCAACGGTACAACATCTACGCTAACAACTTCTAATGAAAACGCCGATCTTAGGCTCGTCCTACGTTGCACGGTCCGTCAACGCAGCCGATGCGAGAATGGTCAATTTGTTTCCGGAAGTTGTGCCCGAGGGTGGCAAAGAACCCGCGTTTCTTCAGCGCTGTCCTGGGCTGTTAAAACTTGCAACTATAGGTACAGGTCCGATTAGAGGGTTATGGACCTTTTCGTCTGACAGCAGGGTTGCGTTTGTAGTATCAGGTAATTCGCTATACAAAATTACGACCAACTACACACCGACGCTGATTGGCACAATAGCAGGCGCAGGACCAGTAAGTATTGCTGATAACGGCACGCAAGTTTTTATTGCGGCTAACGGGCCAAGCTACATTTATAACAACGTTACTAATGCGTTCTCGCAGATCTTTGACGTAGATTTTCCCGGTGCGGTGACGGTTGGCTACCTTGATGGTTATTTTGTTTTTAACGAGCCTAATAGCCAGCGCATCTGGGTCACGCAACTGCTTGATGGCACGTCTATTGACCCGCTTGACTTTGCTAGCGCAGAAGGCTCGCCTGATGGCGTGGTGGGCCTTATTGTCGATCACCGCGAAGTATGGGTGTACGGTACAGGAACGGTTGAGGTCTGGTACGACACAGGGTCGTCTGACTTTCCGCTTCAGCGCATCCAAGGCGCGTTTAATGAGATCGGGTGCATCTCCGCGTACACGATTGCCAAGATGGATAACGGGCTGTTTTGGCTCGGCGCAGACGCTCGTGGGCAAGGTATTGTCTATCGCGCTAACGGTTACACCGGCCAGCGCATCAGTACGCACGCTGTTGAATGGCAGATCCAGCAGTACAGCACGCTAACCGACGCGATCGCTTACACCTATCAGCAAGACGGCCATAGTTTTTACGTCTTAACCTTCCCCAGCGCCAACGCAACATGGGTCTATGATGTCGCAACAGGCGCATGGCATGAACGGGCTGGCTGGAACAATGGATCGTTCACGCGTCATCGCAGCAACTGTCAGATGGCGTTTAATACTAAGATTGTCGTTGGCGACTACGAAAACGGCAATATCTACGCGTTTGACTTAGATACTTACGCCGATAACGGTCAGACGCAGAAGTGGTTGAGGTCGTGGCGAGCGCTGCCAACAGGTCAGAACAATCTTAAGCGCACCGCGCAGCACTCCATGCAGATCGACATCGAGTCGGGTGTCGGTCTAAACGGTGTCCCTTTGCAAGACATGTATCTGACCACGGATGTCTTGGAGGCTAACAACTATTTTCTGCTGTCTGAAGGCGGCGACTCCATCATCGACGAAGACACGTCTGTGGAGTCCATCTACATCACTACCGACATCATTGAGCCTAACAATTACTTCTTAATCTCTGAAGACGGCGCTTACTTTATTGATGAAGAGATGGACGGCGTACAAGGTGCTGACCCAGAGGTCATGCTGCGCTGGTCGGATGACGGTGGACATACGTGGTCGAATTACCGCACCGCGTCAATTGGCAAGATCGGTGAATACTACCGTCGCGTATGGTTCCGTAGGCTCGGCATGACGCTCCAGTTGCGCGACCGCGTATACGAACTATCCATGACTGATCCTGTGAAGACAGCGCTTATGGGCGCAGAACTCTTGATCAGCCCCACCAATGCCTAACCCTAGCGCCACGCCGACACCGATCACGCCACCGCGTGTGCCGTTCTTTGACGCACGCACAGGGTTGATCGACCGCGCCTGGTATCAGTTCTTTCTATCGTTGTACCGCATATCCGATACGGCAGTTAATGACGGGATTGCTAACTTAGGGCTAGAGTCCCTTATAGCGTCCTATGACGCTGCGCTCCAAGCGCTTGACCAAGACGTGCATACGCAGCCGCCTAGTGAGCTTGGCTCGTTACAGCAACAAATTGATGAGTTGCGTCAGAAGTTAGAAACGCAGCCTGAGCACTTGGTCAACGAGATCGCGCAACTACAAAGTCAGATTCAAGCCCTACAAGTAACGCCGCCGCCAAGAGAGTTTAAGCGGTCAAGATACGGTCAGTTCTCTGACAGTACGACTCAAACGCCTGCCGCTATCAATACACCTTACGCGATCACTTTTGATACCACGGACGTTAGCAACGGCGTTTATATAGGGTCGCCCACATCAAGAGTTTACGTCGATGAGCGCGGCATCTATAATTTTTTGTTCAGTATTCAGCTTGACAAAACAACGGGTGGTACGGGTATCTTTTGGGTATGGCCGCGAATCAACGGCGTTGACGTGCCTAACAGCAACAGCCAACTACGTTTGCAAGGCAATAACGCCGAACAACTTGCTACTATTGGGTACTTTTTCCCGCTTAACGCGGGCGATTACGTTGAGGTTATGTACGCGGTAGATGATGTAACGGTGGTGGTGCAAGCCTTTGCGTCGTCTGCGTTCTATCCGGCTGTGCCGAGCATTATTCTTACTGTTAGCAATAACATTGAAGGGGTCCAATAATGGCAGTCACTGTTAAAGTGCTCGTTCCGGCCAAGACGGTCGAATCGTCACAAACCACGCAATATACCGCAACAGGTGTGACGGCGATTATTGATAAGTTTACGGCCACTAACTACAGCGCCAGCGCTGCAACGATCAGCGTCAACCTTGTCACAGCCGCAGGCTCGGCGGGTAACACGAACTTGATCACGAAGACCAAGACGCTTCAGGCGTCGGAAGTCTATACGTTTCCTGAGTTGGTCGGTCAGGTGCTTGGCGCAGGTGATTTCATTAGCACCATCGCTGGCACAGGTAGCGCCATCAATATGCGCGTCAGTGGGCGAGAAGTAACCTAATGATCCACCATCACTTCAGCGCAGGCGTATACGCTAAAGAGACGCGCATACCGGCAGGTTGCGTGCTTGTGCAACATAAACATAAGTTTGACCATCTATCTATATTAGCTAGTGGGTCTATCGAACTTATGGTTGATGGTGTTCGCTCTGAGGTTCATGCGCCTGCTTGTTTAACTATTGAAGCTAATAAACACCACGGCGTAAAATCATTGACAGACGTTGTTTGGTACTGCGTTCATGCGACTAATTGCACAGACGAAGATAAAATTGATGAAGTATTGATTGCGTCTGGCGACGAATCCCAAGCGCAGCACATGGCCCAGTGCCTAAAGGAGAATTAACATGCCTTGGATGATCGCCGCTGCCGTTGTCGGCAGTTCTTTAATAGGGTCTAGCGCATCTAAGAAAGCCGCTAGCACACAAGCTGACGCGGCTAATCGCGCTGCTGACTTGCAGATGCAGCAGTTTGAGCGTCAGGTTGAACTGCAAGAGCCTTGGCGTCAGGCGGGCATTACCGCGCTCAACAAACTAACGCCGCTTGCGACTGAATACACGCCGTTTGGGATGGAGCAGTTTCAGCAAGACCCAGGTTACGCGTTTCGTATGCAAGAAGGTATGAAGGCGCTAGAGCGGTCAGCCGCAGCACGAGGTGGCTTGTTGTCAGGTGGCATGTTAAGAGGTGCTCAACGATACGGTCAAGACCTAGCGTCGCAGGAGTACATGAACGCGTTTAACCGTTATCAGGCAGAGCGTAACGCCCGTCTTAACCCACTGCAATCGTTGGCTGGTGTCGGCCAGACAGCGACGAATCAACTAGGCCAAGCAGGTCAAGCAATGGCAAGCAACGTCGGTCAGGCGATGGGCGCAGCCGCACAAGCGAGAGCGTCAGGGTACGTGGGCGGCGCTAACGCACTGGCTCAAGGTCTTGGTACGTATTTGAATTATCAGCAGGGTCAGAACTACTTAAACGCTCGTTTCCCGCAACAAGCAGCGCCAATTACTGACTATAGTTATTCTTATACGCCTAGTAGTTACGACGAACTTTTTGTACCTCCAGGGGGGTAGATCATGGCCCTTGTTGATCCAAACATTGCGCTGTCTTATAGAGGTATCCAACTGCAAGACCCGTTGGACCAATACAGCAAGGCGTCTGCGGCGCAGTTTAACGCGCTTAAAATGGATGAAATACTTAAAGAACGTGAGGCGTTGTCGCAGATT